CTAATGCAGAATCCGCAGATAATTTATATTGCACATACAATGCAGATGCTGGCACTCAAAGAGGACAGAATACAATTAGCATTCATCGCAAAAAGGAAACTAATACATTATATACAGTTAATGCACTTAATGAAGTTATCAGAGCCGTAAATAATGGCGTATTAGACAAAACGTTTCAACTTGATTGGAGCATATATCAAAATTCATTTATACTTACAGATGATGCAGGCTTCCGAGTTATCGACCTTGTGTTTTTCAAGAAACTTTCTTGGAACTAATATTTATATATGTAAAAGATTTAAAAAATACTTAACAAATTACTTTGAATTAACGAATTAATTACTTATATTGTAATTATAATTTAAATATTTTATTAACTTAATCAATAAAGGAGTACTTATGGCACTTAACCTTGACGCTATCAAAGCAAAACTTAATCAATTAAACAAAACCGATGACAAAAAAAGCAACATCTGGAAGCCTGAATCTGGCAAGACACGTGTTCGCATCGTCCCTTACATTCATCGCAAAGAAAATCCATTTCTAGAATTGTATTTCCATTATGACATTGGTAAAAAAACCATGTTGTCACCCATCACATTCGGAAATGCAGATCCAATTGTAGAGTTTGCTGAAAAACTTAAAAAGACCGGAGACAAAGAAGATTGGCTCATGGGTCGTAAAATTGAACCAAAAATGAGAACTTATGTTCCTGTTATCGTTCGTGGTAAAGAATCTGAAGGAGTTAAATTCTGGGGCTTTGGTAAAACCATTTATACGGAATTGCTTTCTATTATTGCAGATGCTGATTATGGTGATATTACCGACTTAATGAATGGTCGTGATATTGATGTAGAATTTACGCCGGCAGAGGGTACGGGTTCATATCCTAAGACAGCAATTCGTGTTAAACCAAATACGCAACCTGCTACAGAAGATAAAGAAGTTGCTCAGAAGATTATGAATCAACCACAAATCACTGATTTATTTCCAGAGCCGACATTTGATGAATTGCAAGAAGCATTAGAAGAATGGATGAATCCAGAAAATGCAGATTCAGATGTTGAATCAGATAAAGAAGAATCAGCTCCTACAGCACCAGCATCAAGCAAACCAGCAGCAACTAAAGTTGAAAACGTTGCAGATGCATTCAATGATCTATTCAAATAACAAGGAGTTATAAATGGCAAAGAGTAAAAGTAAACTGGAACTAGAAGACAGTCTAGCAAATACATTAGCAGATAGTATCAACAAGCAATTTAAAGGACAAAATCTTAAGACTGCGTTTTTTTTAGATGGCGATGAAGATTCTCCAAGCAATGTATCAGAATGGATTTCTTCAGGATGCTCGATGCTTGATTTAGCAATTTCAAACCGGCCTTATGGAGGATTTCCTGTAGGCCGGATTACTGAAATTACCGGATTAGAAGCATCTGGTAAATCATTATTAGCAGCACACACTTTAGCAGAAACACAAAAGAAGGGTGGATTAGCTGTTTATATTGATACCGAATCTGCTACGAGTGCTGAATTCTTAACGGCTATTGGTGTTGATTTGAAAACAATGCTATATGTACCATTAGAAACAATTGAAGAAATTTTTGAAACAATTGAAACAATTGTAGAAGGCGTTCGCAAATCAGATAAAGATCGTTTAGTTACAATTGTTGTAGACTCAATTATGGGTGCATCTACAAAAATTGAAATGTCAGCTGAATATGATAAAGATGGTTATGCAACTTCAAAGTCAATCATCTTGTCGAAAGCAATGCGTAAAGTAACTAATTGGATTGCACGTGAGCGTATTTGTCTTATCTTTACAAATCAGTTACGTACTAAATTAGGCGTATCATTTGGAGACCAATGGACAACTGCGGGTGGCAAGGCAATTCCATTCCACGCATCAGTTCGACTTCGACTTAAAAATACAGGTATGATCAAAGCTAAAGTATCTGGCGTTGAACAAGTTGTAGGTAGCAAAACAAATGTACAGGTAGTTAAGAATCGTATGGGTCCGCCGCATCGCAAAGTAGATTATGAAATTTACTATGATAGTGGTATTGACAATTATGGTGGTTGGTTATCTATCATGAAAAATTTTGATTTAGTCAAACAATCAGGTGCATGGTATACATTAGAAGATGTTGATCATGAAACGGGTGAAACGTTTGGCGAATTAAAATTCCAAAGCAAAGATTTTGTAGAAAAGGTTATTAATAACCCAGAAGCAAAAGATAGGTTATATAGAAGAATCTGCGATGCTTATATATTCAAATATCAAGCTGGTGTTGATGGTGGTATTGATGATGTAATAATCACAGACGAATTCATTGACGAAGAAGGATAATGAATAAGTATCAAAGATTATTTAAAGAGTTACAACAAGAAAGAACTTCAAGCCCGTCGGATGTAAATGATCATTTCATGGTATTCGACGGCTTGAATACTTTCATTCGTAGCTTTGGCGCTACTCCTGCTTACAATGAAGATGGAGATCATATTGGCGGTATTACTGGATTTCTATATTCAATAGGTAAGACAGTTCGAGATTTTAAACCAACCCGATGTATCATTGTATTTGATGGTAGAGGTGGTTCCGCTAAACGTAAAAAGATTTACGGCGATTACAAAGCTAATCGAGCAAATAAAACAAAACTTCGTCGTCATGATCATCATAATTTAACTATTGAAGATGAACAAGAATCAATGCGTCATCAATTTAGCAGATTGGTTTCATATCTAGATAATTTGCCAGTTACATTCATGGCAATAGATGGCATTGAAGCAGATGATGCAATTGCGTATATTGCACAAATGTATGAAGATACTTGCAAAAAGATTACTATTGTTTCTACGGATAAAGATTTCTACCAATTGGTAGATGATCGAATTCAAGTTTGGTCGCCCATTAAAAAGAAAATGTATGATGTAGAAGCAGTTCATAAAGAATTCGGAGTGCATCCTAATAACATGGTTATTTATAGATCGTTTACAGGCGATGCTTCTGATAATATTCCGGGCGTTAATGGAATAGGACCAAAAACTATTTTAAAATTGATTCCTGAATTAGCACAACCCGCAGAATATTCAGTTGATGCATTATTAGATAAAAGTCGAAACAATCTTAAAGAATCTAAATCATATCAAAAGATTCTAGATAATGCTCGAATTATTGAGCAAAATTATCAACTCATGAATATCAAATTATTAGATATTCCAGCCCCGGCGGCAAGTAAGATTCGTGGTATTATGGAACAACCAATACCGCAATTAAATAGGCCAGAATTTCAAAGATTATTTTATGAAGATAAGATGTGGGCTATCATGAAGAATTTACCGGATTGGTTGAATAATACATGGTTATCTTTGAATGCGTTTGCAAAACAAACACATAAATAACATTTGATATCTAGGATTTATTCCTTATTATTAGAGTAAGATGGATTACCAAAAAATACATAATCAAATTATTGAACGAGCAAAGCAACGTGAAATAGACGGCTATAAAGAACGTCATCATATTATTCCACGTTGTTTAGGTGGGGATGATAGTGTAGATAATATTGTATTACTTGCGGCGCGCGAGCATTTCATCGTTCATAAATTATTATGTAGAATTTATCCAAATGAAGATAAATTATTTTTTGCATATCGTATGATGGCTGTTATGAAAAACAGTAAAGATAATAAACGAAATTATTATATAAGTGCCCGCGAGTTTGAAGAAATACGCATATTAGCAAATGAAAAAATTGGTAATATAACCCGTGGCAGAAAAATGTCAAAGCGATCGAAAGAAGTAATTGAAAAACAACTCGCAACGAGGAAACAAAATGGATATCGTCATTCTGCAGAAACTAAAAAGAAACAATCTGAAAAAGCAATTGGTAGAAAATTTTCAAATAAACATCGAGAAAATCTTTCGAAATCATTAACAGGAAATCCATTAGTTACAGGCAAAGCATCAACATTAGAAAAAGAAATGATAAGACGACAAAAAATAAAAGATTCTTGGGTAATTAGAAAAGGGGGTAAAATTGACTGATCGACTTTCAGAGTATGGATTTGGATTTCAAGTCAAAGTCATAGCAGCATTATTTACGGATAGAATATTTTTACAACAAATTGCAGATATTATTCAACCCGATTATTTTGAATCTGAATCAAATAGTTGGTTACTTGAAGTTATATTAGAACATTTTAAAGAATATAAAACACCTCCTTCTAAAGATGTACTTAAAGTAAAAATAACTGAGATTGAGAATGACATTCTTAAAACTGCAATATTAGAACAATTAAAAGAAGTATTCCGATACATGGAATCGGATGATCTTTCTTTTGTAAAAGATGAGATTCTAAAGTTTTGTAAGAATCAAGAAATCAAACGAGCTATCATGGATTCAGTTACCTTGCTTAAAATGGGTAACTATGATGAAATTAAATCTAAAATGGATAGTGCCATGAAAGCTGGTGCTGACACAAACATTGGATTAGATTATATCAATGATGTAGCATCTCGTTACAATGAAGCAGCTCGACATACAATTACAACTGGTTGGGATGTTATTGATGATTTAATGGATGGAGGATTAGCTCCGGGCGAATTAGGCGTTGTAATGGCTCCTGCAGGTATTGGTAAATCATGGATGCTTATTAATATTGGTGCAAATGCAGTGAAAGCAGGCAAAACGGTTATACATTATACATTGGAGCTTAATGAAAACTATGTAGGACAACGTTATGATTCTGTATTAACTGGTATTAACGCACAAACTCTAAAACATCATCAAGCCACTGTCGAGGAAAAGATGCGTTCTTTAACGGGTAATTTGATTGTTAAATATTATCCAACTAAATCAGTTGGCGCAATGGCACTCAAAGCTCATGTTGAAAAAACCATAATGCAAGGCAAAACACCAGATCTTATTATTGTAGATTATGGCGATCTTTTAAAGGTAAATACTAAGAAAGACAAACACGAAGCATTAGAAGATTTATATGAAGAACTTCGTGGTATGGCTGGCGAATATAAAATTCCAGTATGGACTGCATCTCAAGCAGGACGTAGTGCGTTGGAAGAAGATGTTATTGAAGCAGATAAGATTGCATCTTCATACGGTAAAGTGATGGTTGCTGATTTCTTGATGTCACTTTCACGCAAAGTAGAAGATAAGATGTCAGGTACGGGTAGAGGTCATGTTATTAAGAATCGATTCGGTCCGGATGGTATAACATTACCAAGCAAGATTAACACAAATAATGGTCAATTTCAATTTTTTGAACCGCAGACAACTCAAGGCAAACAAACTACTCAAACAATGAAAACGGGTGAGAATTTAATGAAGAAAAATTTAGCACAAAAGTTCAAAGATTTGGGTGGACAATTTGGATAAAATCATATTTATATAAAATGAATTGGGAAGGAATCCTCCTTCCTTTTTTCATCTACAAAAACTAAGTTATTAACATATTAAAAAGGACATATATGCCAAAACTTTTTGAGAATCGAATCCCGTTTAAGCCATTTGAATATCCAGAATATTACAATGAAGGATGGCTAAAACAAGCACAAGCATTTTGGTTGCATACAGAAATTCCAATGCAAGGAGACATTAAAGATTGGAATGAAAATTTACAACTACATGAAAAAAATCTAGTAGGAAATATTCTTTTAGGTTTTGCCCAAACTGAATGTGCAGTATCAGATTATTGGACTACCATGGTTACGAAATGGTTTCCTAAACATGAAATCAAACAAATGGCAATGATCTTTGGTTCTCAAGAAACAATTCACGCAACGGCATATTCATATCTAAATGAAACTTTAGGATTGGAAGATTTTGAAGCATTTCTACATGAGCCATCAATTGCTGAAAAATTTGAATTCTTAACATCAACTACTGCAGATTGGACTCACGAAGATTTAGCTACTAATCCAATGGCACGAGAAGAAGTAGCTCGTTCATTAGCAATCTTTTCTGCATTTGCTGAAGGCGTATCACTCTACTCATCATTTGCAGTATTATATTCATTTCAAATGCGAAACATGTTAAAAGGCATCGGACAACAAATGAAATGGTCTGTACGTGATGAATCTTTACACTCAAAAATGGGTTGTCAACTATTTCGTCATATGTGCGAAGAATATCCAGAACTCAAAGATGCGGTTCAATCAGATGTAGAAGAAGCTGCAACGTTGATGGCACAAATGGAAGAGCAATTTATTGATAAAATGTTTGAACAAGGCAATTTAGAAAATCTTAAAAAGGAAGATTTAAAAAACTTTATCAGAAAAAGAGCCAATGAAAAATTACATGAGCTTGGATATCAATCTATTTTTAATTATAATGTAAAATCAGCGGAAGAGTTAGATTGGTTTTATCACTTAACCGGCGGACATACGCATACAGATTTTTTTGCAGTACGTCCAACTGATTATTCAAAAGCAAATGAAGGCGAAGATTGGTCTGATTTATGGTAACGAAAAAAGAAAAAACAATGAAAAGTTTCGGTGAAGAATTAGGATGGGAATTAGGAGTAGATTATCCAGAGTGGGGTAATACCGAAATATACGTTAAAACAATATCAAAAGGATATTTGTTAGAAGGCGAAACTCCTAAAGATGCATATTGGCGAGTTTCAACAGCAGTAGCCCGTCGTTTAGGCAAACCATCATTAGCATCCAAGTTCTTTGATTATATCTGGAGAGGTTGGCTTAATTTAGCAACACCAGTATTATCCAACACGGGTACAGATCGAGGTTTGCCAATTTCATGTTTTGGTATTGATGTAGCAGATTCAATTCAAGACATTGGCGGTAAAAACTTAGAAATGATGCTTCTTGCTAAACATGGAGGTGGCGTCGGTATTGGAATGAACATGATTCGTCCTGCAGGTAGCAAAATATCACAAAACGGTACATCGGATGGAGTTGTTCCTTTTGCAAAGATTTATGATTCAACTATTTTAGCAACAAACCAAGGATCGGTTCGTAGAGGTGCAGCATCAGTTAACTTGAATATTGATCATCTAGACTTCGAAGATTGGTTGGAAATTCGCGAGCCAAAAGGCGATGTGAATCGTCAATGTTTAAATATGCATCAATGTGTAGTTGTTTCTGATAAATTTATGCGTAAATTGGAAGAAGGCAATGAAGATGCTCGTCGCAAATGGGGTAAAGTACTTCAAAAGCGTAAAGCAACTGGCGAACCATATATCATGTTTAAAGGCAATGTTAATAAACAAAATCCAGATGCATATAAAACAAATGGTTTAAAAGTATTTATGACGAATATTTGCAGTGAAATTACATTGCATACTGATGAATCACATTCATTTGTTTGTTGTTTGTCTTCTTTGAACTTAGCAAAATATGATGAATGGAAAGATACCGACCTAATCTACACAGCCACCTGGTTTTTAGACGGTGTCTTAGAAGAATTTATTCAAAGGGCTAAGAATATGCGAGGCTTTGAAAACTCTGTTAGAAGTGCGGAAAAGGGTCGTGCTTTAGGTTTAGGAGTTTTAGGTTGGCATACTTATTTACAACAAAAAGGTATAGCATTCGAAGGATTACCGGCACAATTTGAAACACGTAAGATCTTTTCTCAAATTAAAATTGAATCAGAACGAGCTTCACGTGACTTAGCAAATGAATATGGCGAACCACTTTGGTGTGCAGGAACAGGAATGCGTAATACTCACTTAAGAGCAATTGCTCCAACCGTTTCAAATTCAAAACTATCAGGCAATGTTTCTGCGGGAATTGAGCCGTGGGCAGCAAATGTATTTACAGAACAAACATCTAAAGGTACTTTTATTCGTAAAAATCGAGAATTAGAAAAAGCACTTAGAAAAATTGGAATCAATAATAAAGAAACTTGGGATAAGATTTTAACAGATGGTGGTTCTGTACAAGATATATCAGAATTAGATGATTGGGGCTTTATTTCCGGAAAATTGATGCATCGCAATGAAATGCCAGAGATTGCTTTTACTAATAAAGAAATTGATTGGGCAAAAGATGTATTTAAAACATTCAAAGAAATCAATCAATTAGAACTAGTTAAACAAGCAGGCCTTCGTCAACAATATGTAGATCAAGCAGTGTCACTTAATTTAGCATTTCCGTCACAAGCATCTCCAAAATGGATCAATCAAATTCATATTGAAGCTTGGAAACAAGGAATCAAAACACTTTATTATATGCGTACTGAATCAGTTCTTCGCGGGGACATCGCAATGCGTGCAACAGATCCGGACTGTTTAAGCTGTGATGGATAGGTTGGAAATACTAATAAAATATATTATAATAATAAAAAAGAAATGACTATATGAAAACAGATGAACAATTAGGATTACAAGTAAAACAATTTTTAATTGATAAAGGTGTAGAAACACCAATGGTAGATAACGGATTAACCGATTTAGAAAAAATTGCAGA